GCAAGAACGGTAAATTTATCGTTTTCAAGTGATATGCCAGTTGAAAGGTGGTTTGGGATGGAAGTGTTAGATCACTCGCCTAAATCCGTCAATTTGGAACGTTTGAACGGTGGCGCACCCTTGTTGATGGATCATGACACAAGCGATCAGATTGGCCGAGTGGAAAGTGCTTCGGTGGATGGAAAGCGTGGCACGGCCGTTGTGCGCTTCTCTAAATCAGCACGCGCTCAAGAGATATTTACAGACGTAATGGATGGCATCCGTCAAAACATTTCGGTGGGTTATCGCATCAATGAAATGGAATTAGACGAGTCGCGATCAGAGGGTGATTTAGACACGTTTGTGGCTACATCTTGGCAACCGTATGAGGTGAGCGTGGTGAGTGTGCCTGCGGACAACTCAATTGGTGTTGCTAGATCGTCTGATGGTGAGAATGTGACCACCATTACTAATTTAAAAACTAAAAATAAGGAAGTCAAAATGACAACAGAAAATACAACAAATATCGATGCCGTACAAGTTGGCCGCGATGCAGTGGCAGCAGACCGCCAAAGATCAGCAGAAATTGATGCAATCGTATCAAAACACCCGGAACTTAAAGAAATTGGCGCTCAATTTAAGAGAAATGACCGCTCAATGGACGAGTTTCGTGGCGTTGCATTGGAGTCAATCAACAAAAACCAACCGGCACAAGCTGCGATTGAAGATACTAAAATTGGCATGAGTGATGCCGAGATTGGCGATTTTTCAATTGTACGTGCGGTTAATGCGTTAGTGACGGGCAACTGGAACGAGGCAGGTTTTGAGCGTGAAATGTCAGATGGCATGGCATCAAAATTGGGCAAACGTGCGCAGGGTTTCTACATCCCAACTGACGTTTTAATGCGTGATTTAAACGTTACAACATCAACAGCAGGTGGTCACACCGTTGCAACTGATTTATTATCAGGCAGTTTCATTGAAATGATGAGAAATCGCATGTCCACGGTCGGTCTGGGCGCAACAATGATGAGTGATCTTGTTGGTAACATTGCTATTCCACGTCAAACTGGTGGTGCGACTTCTTACTGGGTAGCTGAGTCAGGCGCAGTCACAGAGTCACAAGCAGCGTTTGATCAAGTAACAATGTCACCAAAGACAGTTGGTTCAATGTCTGATATTTCTCGCAAAATGTTACTTCAATCATCATTAGATGTTGAGGCGTTTGTGCGTAATGATCTTGCAACATCACTAGCATTAGCAATTGATTCAGCAGCGATTAACGGCACGGGTTCATCAAATCAGCCAAAAGGTGTGTTAAATACTGCCGGTATTGGTTCAGTTGTTGGTGGTACAAATGGCGCAGCGCCAGATTGGAAAGACATTGTCGATTTAGAGTCAGCAGTTGCGGCGGATAACGCTGATTTAGGTGCGTTGGGTTACTTAACTAACGCTAAAGTGCGTGGTAAGTTGTTACAAACTGAAAAAGCATCAAGCACTGGCCAATATGTTTGGTCAGATAACAACACGTTACGTGGTTACAATGCGGCGGTTTCTAATCAAGTTCCATCAAACTTGACTAAAGGCTCAACATCAACTTGTTCGGCAATCGTTTACGGTAACTGGAATGACTTGATTATTGGTACTTGGGGCGGCATTGATATTAACGTTGACACATCAACGGGATCATCAAGCGGCACGGTCAGAGTCGTTGCATTACAAGATGTTGACGTGGCAGTACGCCACGCCGAGTCTTTTGCAGCAATGAAAGACGCGACTACATAAGTTAATTAGGGTGTTGGGAAACTAGCACCCTTTATTAAACCAAGAGAGTTTTCAAAAAAACCATGCTAACAGAAGATTTAACAGAATTTTTAGACGAAACCGAATTAGCCGATAGCGGCACGGTTAATAGTTCTTCTGTTAATGGAATTTTTGAAAACCCTTTTAGTGATGTGTATGGGATTGAGTCAGAAACCCCAACATTTATCGTTAGTAGTATTGATGCAGGTCTATTTGCTCACGGCGATATTGTGACAATCGACTCAAACTTAATAACTGATTTTTATCTGCAGAACTCAAACGATTATGTAAATGATGATTATATTGAAGCCAACTCGTTCAAGGTGGTTGGCATTCAGCCAGATGGCACTGGTTTGACCAGTTTATTGTTAGAAACACAAATATAAATAATGGCACACGCAAGGCAACAAATTAGAGAGCAATTAGAAACCACATTGACGGGGTTGAATACCACCGGATCGAATGTGTTTGCCAATAGAGCCTACGATACAGCTTCGGCACACTTATTGCCGGCATTAACGATTTACACGCTAGATGAAGATTTAGGCGAGGAAAGTGGCAACAAGCAAATGCGCATATTAAACGTGGTTATTGAGGCACGCGCAAAGCAATCTGTTAATTTGGACAACACCTTAGACACCATAGGCGCAGAGGTGGAAAGTGCTTTGTTTGCAAGTGCTGATACTACGTTAAATGGCAAGTGTAAGAGTTTTAATTATGAAAGCATGGATATTGCACTAAGCGGAGAGGCCGAGCAGCCAATTGGCTTAATGACAATGCGATTTATTGCCCAATATAGGGTTGATAAAACAGATGTTGAAACTTTAATAAGTTAATAAAAGGGGGCAATATGCCAACAATGTATAAGAGTGGGTCAGAGCCGATTGTGGTTCATCCATCACAAGTTTCAAATGCACAAGTGCGTGGTTGGTCACTTGATCAAAAACCGGCCAAACAACAAAAAACAATTAACACTGATAAGGAGTAATAAAAATGGCAACACATACTGGCTCAGAGGGTCTTATACACATCGGCTCAGATTTAATGGGCGAATTAAAATCATGGTCACTGAGCGAGAGCGCAGGCACGATCGAAACCACCAAGCTATCAGATAGCGCAAAAACCTTTGCAACTGGCACAACTGAGTGGTCAGGTTCGTGCGATTGTTTTTTAGACGAGGGTGATACAGCGCAAACGGCTTTGACAGCAGGTGCATCGGTCACGATTAAATTTTATTTTGAGGGCAATACAACCGGCGATAAATTTTATACGGGCACGTGCTTAGTCGAGTCGATTGAGCGCAATGGTGCAATTGATGATATGGTTAATGCATCATTTAACTTTAAAGGTACTGGTGCATTAAGTCTAGCCACTGTATAGATGGGCATTAAAGACAATGCAAAAGCGCAATTTAAGGCACGTTTATCGGGTGAATTAAACTCGGTTTTTGTGCCTGAATGGGATGATACCATTTTTTTTAAAGGTGCAATAAACGGAAAAAAACAAGCCGAGATTTTAAAACTATATGATGCCGGTAAAACGGTGGATGCGGTTTGTATGGCTCTTATTATGCGTGCCTTAAATAAAGATGGTGATCGTATTTGGCGGCCTGCTGAATTGCAAGAATTAATGCGCGAATATGACACCGCGGTAATCAGCAGAGTTGTTGAGCAAATAAGTGACGATGATCCAACGGTTGACGATGCAAAAAAGCCTTAAAGGCCGATCATGATTTGTATTTTTTTTGCCGATTGGCAGAGCATTTGCATAAGTCTTTAAATGAGATTATGGAATTAACAACGGTCGAACTGGTTATATGGGCGGCTTATTTTGAATTAAAAGGGAAAGAGAGCAATGGCTAAGGCAACGGCAACTTATGTTATTAAGCTACAAAACCGCACTAAAAAGGCGTTCAACGCCATTGGTCGCTCTTTAAAACGCACAACATCGGCAGTTTTTAGCCTTAAAACTGGCTTTGTTTCCCTTGCCGGCCTTGCAGGCATTGGCTTTTTTATCAAAAAATCGCTCGATGCCACCGATGAAATGGCAAAAATGTCACGTGCAATTGGTGTCAGTGTGGAGTCATTGCAACGCCTAAGACACGCAGCCAATTTAGGTGGTATGCAAGCCAAACAGCTTGATAAGGCGGTGCAAAAATTGGCCGTAAACATGGCCGATATGAGCCGTGGCGTTGGCCTTGCAAAAGACGTATTTAAAAAATACAATATTAGTGTTTTAAAATCAGATGGTACGCTCCGAGGTGTTACCGATGTATTAGCAGACGTGGCCGATGTTACCGCAGGCATGACCAATAAAACTGAAAAGGCTGATTTAGCATATAAGCTATTTGGTGCGCGTGGTGCTGAAATGATTAATGTCTTAGAGGGTGGATCAGCGGCAATGCACGCGACCATGCTTGAGGCCGATAAACTCGGCTTGGTTATGTCAGCAGAAACCGCCAAAGGTGTTGAAGATGCTAATGATGCCATGACTAGATTATCTAGTTTTTTAGACTCAACTTTCAGTCAAACGGTTGCCAAACTCGCGCCGGCTATTCAAAAAATAACAAACGGTATTCGCGCTTGGGTAGAAATGAAAGTCACCAAGGGTGGCGGCGTTGCCAAGATCGCACAAGATATGGCCAATGCGATAATTGAGGCGGGCATTGGTATTGTGCGCTCGTTTGAGAGTATTGTTAATTCAGTTATTAATGCAATAAATGCGTTTAAGGATTTGCGAATGTCTTTGCCGGAAATGTTGGGCGGCCTTAGATCAATTATAGATGTGCAAGAAGATATTGATGAGGGTATGGCAAGTTCTGAATTTTTCTCGGGATCAGCAAGGCACAATCTTTTAAGGGCAGAATTAGATGAGGTTGCTAAAACTGCTGAAAAAATTGCAAAGGTTGATTTTAGCAAGCAAGTTAAATCAATGAAAACTTGGATAATTACATCCAAAGATTTATCTAATGTTGTTAAGAATATACCATTAAAAAAATTAATACCTGATGAGGTAGTTGAAAAAGATACTATTTGGTCAAAAATGGGCGATGGTTTTAAGCAATACAAAGCCGACGTTAGCAAAGGCAATTTAACCATCGCCGATGCAACCCTCAAAGGTATGGGTGCAATTGAAAATGGCATTGTTAATATGGTGATGGGCGTTAAGACCTCATTTAAAGACATGGCGCGATCAATCCTTGCTGATTTAATTAGGATGCAAGTTAGAGCATTATTAGTGCGCAGCATTTCAGGTGGATTTGGATTTAGCTTGCCTGGATTTGCTGCCGGTGGCCGCCCAACACCAAACCAACCATCGATCGTGGGAGAAGCCGGCGCGGAATTATTTATTCCGGATAGAGCAGGCACAATTGTGCCAAACCATCAACTTAACACCGCCACGGGCGAGGTGAAGCAGGTTAGTGCCGAGATTAATTTTAATGTCCAAGCTATTGATGCGGCTAGTTTTAACAGTTATTTGGTTAATAATAGAGGCACAATTGAGAGCATTATTAATAGCAGCCTTACGTCAAATGGTAGTGTGCGCCGCACCATCAAACAAGTTGTTTAATGAATAATTTAACCTCAACTATTATGGCTAACCATCAGCATCTTCAAGTTGAGGAATGGTTAAAACAAGGCCACTCAGTACAATTTAATAGTGGCAAAACGCAGCGCGTGGTCAACTCGTCAATACCGGCTTTGCAGATGCAGGTTAGTTATAACAACCTCACCAAATCACAATTTGAGGCATTGCAAACTGTTTATGAGGCTAACCATTCTAATACCGTTATTATTGATGCAGACGATATACATGATTTACGCCCTGACGTGATGGGGTTAAATGCCTCAGTTTGGGTGTTTAAAGAGTTTAAATTTAGTGTGGTAGCGCCTGCACTCTATTCAGGCATAATTACCATGATCAGCAGTGTGTTTTTTAATTACACTGAGTACCAAGCCGCCTATGCGCAATCATCCTCATACACACCAATCACTTCAACTGATACTGGGTTTACAGCAGTATTAGCCAGTGCCGAGCCTTATTCAGTGGTTTTTGAATATATATCAAATTCGATTTTTTCAAATATTGGATCATCAGCTAGACACATTAAAGATAAGAAAGGTTTGCGCCGCAAATACACTTTAAATTGGTTGCTGCAAGAGTCAGAATTTTTATCATTAATTCAGTTTTATCGCAAGAAAGCCGGCATTATGGGCACATTTGGGATGCCCAAAGAGGGATCAATTTCACTAGGATCGACCGCTAAAACTAAAGCATATTTTATGACCGATAGTTTTAAATTTGATCGCCGAGTTGATGGCATGTATGTTTGTTCATCAGACATTGTGGAGGCGTTGCAATGAGTAAGGCCATCACCAACAATGTGCGCTCAGATGAGGCGTTTGCCATACTGCATTTATTTGAGTTTTATTTAGATAAAAATTGGGATTATGACCAAGCAGATGCCGGTGAGATTTTGCGTTTTACTGATCATGATGTGTTTGTCTATGATGGGGCGAATGAATACACGCCGCTTGCTATTACCTTTGACAAATTATCAGAAGATTTTTCAATGCAATCAGATAATATTAATGTCACCATTGATAATATTAATGGCGCATTAACCACCGAGGCATTGGCCTCAGAGTGGCGCAACAACCCCTGCAGGATCACGCGAGTAATTTATACCCCTGCGAGTGAAACCGTTGGATCAGACACTTATGAGTTTGGTGTGTCTGATCAAGGCTCAACCACATACCCACGCTTAGAAATTAGCGGTTTAACAAAAGACAGTTACACATTATTTGAGGGGGTAATTGATACTTTTAGTGCAACATCTCAGGCATTAAACGGCGGCTTAACAACGCAATTTGCGCACTGGTCAAAACCCTATCCGTCACGCACTTATAATCAAAATGAGTTCACATCAATTGTTGATGCCATTGTTGACACAGTTTATTGGGGGCGGGCAACTCCATAATGACTAATTGTTTCACCACTGTTTATAGCTATCTCAACGCGCATTTTAATGTGCCGCAGGAGTGGTGCGGGTGGACAATCTTAGACATGGATACCTTTGTCAAAGATGAAAAAAGATTTTTAGGCCGTAAAGATCACATCGCTTTTTTAGAAGTTTTTGCACCAAGGTGAAAGAAGCTAAAAAAGACGATGTTGTATTAACCCGTAAATCAGTCGGCGTTGCTATTAATCAATTCACTTATTGGGTGTGGTCTGAGGATTCAAACAGCATAGTGCATAAAAAACTAAACAAAGATTGTTTAATTATGAGAGTTAAAAATGGGTGATACAATTAAAGCAATTGTTGGCATCGCCCTTATGGTGGCCGCACCGGGGATTGGTGCGTGGGCATCCGGTGGTGCGTTTGCATGGGGTACAGCCATTACCACTTTATCAGGCGTTGGACTGGCCACCGCTATTGGTGTCACTTTGGTTGCTGCCTCACTTGCGGGAAGTGCTTTAACGCCTGGAATTGGCGATATATCCGGTACAGAAGCCTATTCAGGGATGAAATTACAAACCCAAAAATCCAATATAAATCCAGTGCCGGTTGTATATGGCGAGCATCGCATGGCTGGAAATATCATTTATCAAGCAACCAGGGATTTAATCAATCTTGATTCTGATACACAAGGCCATAATAGGGATTATTTCGCCATTATTGTATTGGCTGGTCATATTTGTAACGATGTTTTAAAAGTATATGCCGGCGATACTGAACTAACAGCCAGTCAAAGCAATAGGTTCAGCGGCACATTCGTATATGTGAGAAATAGCTACAACTATACTGATACAAATGTTAGAAATTTAACGTGGCACACAAGCGCTGGAGATAGGACTGGCGGAAGTTCTTATATGAATCTTGACAGTGTTGAAATCCCAGCAAATTGCACATTTTTAATGGTTCACCAAATATTTGATGGTGAAGATAACAAGAACACTCAGCTTGAAAATATAACCGTTGAGATCGAGGGAAAAAAAATAAGAACCTTGGCCAGTGCCTCTACCATTAGCACATTAACAAGTTACTCAAACAACCCGGCCGAAATTGTACTTGATCTGCTAACTAATGCTCTATCTATTGATGATTCTGATATTGATATTGCCACATTCTATCAAGCTAAAACAGATTGTAATAATAATGGTTGGTCTTGTAATATTGCTCTAATTCAGCAGGCCAATATTCAATCCATTGTCCAAGATGTATTGTCGACTTGTCGAGGATCAATTGTTCACTCGGCCAATAAATGGAAGTTAAAAGTCGATGGCAAATCTCAATCTATAGTTGATACCTTGACAGATAATGATTTTATTAACAATAGTTTAAATATCTCAATGAAAGGCAATCGTGATATTGCTAATAAAATCATATTTAAATATATTAACCCATCGGATGATTGGTTAAGCGCGCAAGT